CACCTAAACCAAAGCTAACAGCAGAATCAAAGTTAACTGGTATTCCTCCTGTACAACCATCAAAAGAACAACTAAACTCACAACGCTTCATCTCTAGAAGTGGTCATGAGTTAGAGGTTTGTGATGATGAAGGTAATGAATATGTCCGTTGCATGAGTAGAAGTGGCGCAGGTTTTACAATAGGACCAGATGGTTCTATTCGAATTGTCACGCAGAATGGTAAGATGGGCCTTGAAATCAACGGTGAAGGTTATATCAAAGTAACAGGCAAGTATGATGTAATGGTAGATGGTGATGCAACGTTTAATGTAATAGGCAATGCACATTGGACAGTACAGGGCGACATGGAAACCACCGTTAAGGGTAATATGACCATGAATGCTAAGAACATTAATATGGCTGCTGCTGAGAATATGGAACAAACAGCAAAGAATGCCAAACTGACAGTAAACGAAACTGTACATATGTCTGCTGGTGATAAGTTTCAGGTTGGCGGATTCAATGAAATGAATGTTGGTTCTGTATCCGGAAAAGTGGTCGTTAAGTCTAAAACAAATATGAAAGTTGATGCTGGTACCAAAATGGATATTGAATCGAAGAGTGGTATGAAAATCGTTGATAGTTCAGGTATTGATCTAAACCCGTAAGCTAGGCATAGGATAAATAAAACATGACGAGTACAGTATCAAGAGCAAAAGACTACACCGATATAGATTTGGACTTCAATGTTCATCCTGTAACGAAAGATATTAATAAAGTAGTTGGTCCAATAGCAATTGGACGAGCTATCAGAAATCTTGTATTGACAAATTTCTATGAAAGACCTTTTCGCTCTTATATTGGATCTAGCGCACAAAAATTGCTCTTTGATAATATTTCACCCCTGACAGCCAATCTAATACAGCAGCACATTAAAGACGTTATAGAAAACTTTGAACCCCGAGCAGTTGTATCAACTGTAAATGTGGTTGCAGATCCAGATAACAATGGATATACGGCTAGAATTGTTTTCCAAGTTAACAACAGACAAGAACCTTATGTTACAACAATTTTCTTAGAGAGAGTTAGATGAAATCTATACTTTACTAAATACTCTGAAAGGAGTATAACTATGGAAAAATATGGATTTGTTTATCTATGGTACGACAAGAAACATAAGAGATACTATATTGGATGTAGATGGGGTAAAGAAAATGATGGTTATATTTGTTCATCAACTTGGATGAAACAAGGATATAAACATAGACCTCAAGATTTCAAAAGAAGAATATTAAGTAGAATCTATACTACAAGGAAAGATTTATTAGAAGAAGAACACAAATGGTTATCTAAGATCAAAAATGAAGAACTTGGTGACCGATATTATAACCTAAACAATCACCATTTTGGTCATTGGTCAACAGATAACTATAAAAGAAATGTTGTTATTCAAAAGGCAAAAGGTAATAAAAATCGTTTAGGTGATCATAAAACAATAGAAGAAAGACAAAAAATAAGTAATTCTTTAAAAGGCCGTAAAAGAAGCTTAGAAAGTATAGAAAAACAAAGAATGAAACTGTTAGGAAAAAAACAAAGTCCAGAATCAATTGCAAAGAGAGTTGCTTCTAATACAGGTAAAAAACGAACAGGTCAAGCATTAGAAAATATGAAAATTGTAGGTAAAAAAATGGGCCAAAACAATAAAGGCAAAAAATATAATAAATTTAATGTTATCACTTTAAGTGACGACAATATATACAGAGGTTAAAATGGCGGGCGCAATTAGAATTTCTGAGCTAGACTTCAATAGTATCAGAGAAAATTTAAAGAACTATTTAAATAGTCAAGCAGAATTTACAGACTATGACTTTGATGGTTCAGGTTTATCTATACTTCTTGACATCTTGGCCTACAATACTCACTACAATGCATATTACCTGAACATGATCGGTAATGAAATGTTCTTGGATACCGCACAGATTCGCAACTCAGTACTATCTCTAGCCAAACTAACCAATTATGTACCTCGCTCACGCACGGGCGCAGTAGCTACAGTAGATGTTGTCGTGACACCGCCTGGCGGCGATACAGAATCCGCTTTAGTTTTACCGCAGTTTACTCGCTTTGTATCTGAGCCTATTGACGGCGTAAATTACATATTCTCTACCACAGAATCGGCTATTGCAGCTAAAAGTGGTGGTAAGTTCACATTTAATAATATTGAACTCAAGCAGGGTGAAACTTCAAACCTGTATTACACTGTAGCCAATTCTAATAGAAGATATTCACTGCCTTCAGCCAATGCTGATACATCAACCATCACTGTTACAGTGCAAGAGTCGGCCGCTAATACGTATATAACAAAGTACACACTAGCACAAGACCTTACAGAGATAACTGCTAACTCGACTGTATTCTTTGTTGAAGAAGCCTCAGACCAAAATTATGTTGTATATTTTGGTGATGGTGTTCTTGGAAAACAACCAGCAAATGGTAATATTGTTATCATCAAGTATCTTGATACATCTGGTGCAGAAGCAAATAAGGCCAACTCGTTTGTGAACACAACAGCTATTGGCGGTTATTCTAACGTATCGGTTGTTTCAGTATCACCAGCTGATGCGGGATCAGATAAAGAAACAGTAGAACAAATTAGATATAGAGCACCTATACACTATACCTCACAGAATAGAGCTGTTACAAAGACAGACTTTGAAGCACTACTAATGAAAGATTATCCAAATATCAGTTCTATCTCAATTTGGTCAGGTGACGAAAATGATCCGCCAGTTTATGGTAAAGTATTCATCTCTCTAAAGCCAATTGGCAACTATGAATTTACAACAACCGAAAAAGAGAGAATTGTTAATGACGTTATCACAAACAGAAGCGTTGTTACCGTATTCCCAGAAATCATTGACCCAGACTATACATACATTCTACTAAGATTAGTTGTCGATTGGAAACCATCACTAACAGACTTAGATGAAGCACAGATCAAAAGTCTTGTAAGAGCGGCTATCGAAGATTACACCATTGATAACCTTAGCGCATTTGGTTCTGTTTATAGAAACTCAGTGGTACACAACTATATTGACAGAGCGCATCAGTCAATACTGAGCAGTGAAGTTACAACTTTGTTGCAGAAAAGAGTTACATTAGTTCCTGAGTCTAAACAAAATTATATCGTAAACTTCTCAACGTCTCTCCACAGAAGTGGAATAACTGAAGGCTTGTATAGTTACCCATCAGTAAAAACATATGATCTTAATAACATAGAACGAGATGTATATTTTGAAGAAATTGTAGGTTCATTTACAGGTATCGACAGTGTTAAGGTAATTGATCCAGGCAGAGGATATCTAGTTGCGCCGACCGTTACCATCACAGGTGATGGAACAGGTGCTACTGCTATCGCACGTATTGTAAATGGAAAGTTAAACTCAATTGAATTGACTTCTAGAGGCACAGGATATACAAGAGCCACAGCAGCTATAACTGGTGGTGGCGGATCAGGTGCTACTGCTCAACCATCATTACAATTCAGAAATGGCACAATTAGAACATATTACTTCAAAGATAATGGTGAAAAAGTTATCGTTAATTCAGATGCCGGCACAATTGACTATGATTTAGGCCAAATTATTCTAAAGAACTTTTATACCATATCTACTAAAGAAAATACAGAGTATGACACTAATATCTTGACAATAAGTATTAAACCTAATACAGATGTTGTGAGACAGTCTAGAAACGGTATTCTTGATATTGATTTGGCTGATGTGAATGCAATTCAAATTAATGTAGTGCCTGAATAATGGCTAATACGAATTCAAAGATTTCAACAGTAGTTTCTAGTCAGCTTCCGTTCTTTGTTCGGAACGATCATCCAAATTTTGTGGCTTTTTTAGAAGCATACTATGAATATCTAGAACAGTCTAACAATACCTTGCAGTTTGGTAAAACAACTGAAAGATCCAAGAACTTATTGACATATCTGGATGTTGATAATACTCTAGATGATTTCTCAGATATACTGTTTCAGAGATTTCTGAATCTTATTCCAAAAGATTTACAAGCTGATAAAAAATTAATATTGAAGAATGCTAAAGACTTTTATCGTTCAACAGGAACTGAAAAGTCAATGCGTTTTCTTATGCGTGTACTTTTCAATGAAGAAATTGAATTTTATTATCCAAAGTCGGATGTTCTTAGAGCTTCAGATGGTAAGTGGTATATTGAAAGAACTCTTAGAGTTACAGAAGAAACTATTAATGGTGTAGCTAATACCACAACATCGGCCCTTGAAAAGTTTATTAGCAGAAAAATTACAGGCAATACATCTAACGCTTCAGCTAAAGTTGAATCTGTCAGTCGCTTTTTTGATAAAAACGTTCGTGTAGATGAACTTGTAATTTCAGAAATTAAAGGCGTCTTCAAAGCAGGCGAAACAATCCGCGCTTATTTTGATGAAGCAACAGAAACAAAGATGGTCACCGGGCGAGTGTTTGGTGGTATCTTCAATGGCGTTAAGATTGTTAACCCAGGTACAACATATAAAAAAGGTGATAATGTTCCTGTTGTTACTACAGATGAATTGGCCAGCGGCGCGATTATCACAGTTGATAAAGTGTCAACTGGTAACATTGCAGCCGTAACAGTAATAACGAATCAATATGGATATATTGACGGCGGTGCAGGCTACAGAGTGGGTGACTTTTTAGCTATCTCGGATCCTGAAGGTCTAGGTGCAAATGCTTATGTTTCTACTGCAAACACAGATCAAACATATCATCAAAATACGTACAATATATATTACACAACTATTGCATCTATAGCTAATGCTAATATTAATAACATCAACTACGGTTTGTATTTCACTGGGTTTACAAATCCTGCAAATGCCAATACGACACTGGCCAATTCTCTTTCTTATTGGATATTTGCAAACACAGGCCCAGTTAGACTTATCACAGTTAATGAACCTGGCGCAGGATATATTAGCCCAACAATAGGCATTTTTGGTAACACATCTATCAAGTCTCTTGGTATTTTAGGAAGAATGGAGATTGTGAACGGCGGTCTTGGATATGCTGTAGGCAATCAGATTGAGTTCTTCAACTATCCTGATACACATGGTTATGCTGCCCGAGGCAATGTAACAAACGTTGCTGCAAATGGTATGATTAGACAGGTTAAGTTCATCCCATATGGAGAAATACCTGGCGGTCTTGGTTACTCATATGATCGTTTACCAATAGCTAATGTTATATCGACAACAGGAACCGGCGCAAACGTTATGGTCACTGCAATTCTCGGTACAGGCGGCAGCTTCAAAGAAGCCAACTCAGTCATTGGTCGTATTGAACGTGTATCTATTGTTGCTGGCGGTTCATCATATACAGCACAGAATACCACTCTAGATATGACCACATCTGGTGACGGCACTGCTATTCTTGAACCAATTCTACTTGAAGGTATCATTACAAAGCCAGGTCGCTATATTAATGATGACGGCCACTTAAGTTCATTTAACTTCTTGCAAGATAGAGATTACTATCAGAATCACTCATTTGTCATAAAGATTAGAAAGTCTATCACAGACTATAAAAATGTACTGAGAGATTTGGTTCAACCTGCTGGCACAAAGTTGTTTGGCGAACACACATATGTCTCTAACATTGTCAATTCTCAAGTATCGATGGCATCATCTAATATTAATTTAAGATACTATAGAGACGGCACATATCGAACATCAAATTCAAATAGTATCTTTGTTTACTTGACCACCCATGGATTTGCCAATACTAACAACGTATACATTGAGTTCAATAGCGGTGATACTGCTAACTTGACAAATGGCATATTCATGGTTCGTAACGTAATAGCTTCAAACGTAAATACCTTCAATGTTACACACTCAAATGTCACAACGTCATCTGGTAACGTTACTGTTATTCTAATGAGCGCATAAATAATTGAAGATTATAGGATAAAAAATGTTTTCAGACACCTCAATTAATTTCAGAGTGAACAATGCAGAACAGTTCAAAGAATCCGTTTCTGAACCGTCACCGACATATGTATACTTAACCTTCGGTAAAACTGAAGCTTGGCCAGACGAAAATAATCCTCCATTATCTAATACTGCGCCTGTGTCAAATTATGACATATGGAAAAATATGATTGGCGGCAAGAGAATAACTGGTAATGATGTCAATCATGTTATTCCTAGAATTAATTGGACTGCAAATACCAGTTATCCTGCTTATGATCATATGTCTTCTGCTACTAATTTTTATGTGGTTAACTCACAGTGGAATGTGTTCAAGTGCATTGCAAACAATAGCAGCAGTAAGTCAAATACTGAACCTGTTACTGTATCAACCACAGCCGATCTTGTTACCGCAGATGGTTATGTTTGGAAATATCTATATTCTATTTCTGATTATGAGCGTCTTAGATTTAGCTCAGATGACTTTATCCCAGTAAAGACACTAGCTAATGATGACGGCAGCACTCAATGGCAAGTTCAACAGAACGCTATTGAAGGCGGACTACATTCTATCGTTTTGACTAATGGTGGTGCCAATTACTCAAACGCAAGTAACATAACGATAGAAATAAGTGGTGATGGTCAAGATGCATCTGCTGTAGCAACAATCAATACCGTTTCACAAACAGTTAATGCATTTAGTATTTTAGCTAAAGGTACTGGATATACTAGAGCATCTATCTTCATTACAGGCGGCGGAGGCACAGGTGCCTCAGGTAGAGCAATCATTGCTCCACCAGGCGGACACGGTAGTGATCCATTATATGAACTTGGCGGTTCTAATATTATGCTTAATGGAAGAATCAAAGGTAGTGAAGGCGGCAAATTGCCTGTAGCAAACGACTACAGACAAGTGTCTCTAGTATCAAATCCAAAAGATTACCTAACAGGAAACACTTCACTGTCCAATACAACTTTCTTGCAGGCCACTGTGGTAACTACTGTAGGTTCTGGTGATTACTTTGAAAACGAAAGAGTATATCAGGGTATTAGCCTTGGAGTTAGCTCATTTAGAGGTACTGTTTTAAGTTGGGATTCAGTAAATAGTAAAATTTATTTAATAAATACAGAAGGTACGCCTTTAGTATCAGATACTATTGTTGGCGCAAATTCTGTTGTTTCGCGCTTTGTGACCTCATATAGCTCACCAGAATCATCATCGTATAGTGGAAGATTGATATATACAGATAACGTACCACCAATAACTCGATCTGAAGATCAAACTGAAGAATATAAAATCGTAATTAAGTTTTAAGGAAAAAAGATGGCAACCGCAAATATTGCAAATACAAAAGTCGTACCTACGGAGACAACTGCTCTTCCATACTACGACGATTTTGATGAGTCTAAGAATTTTCATCGCATTCTTTTCCGCCCCGGTTATGCTGTTCAGGCCAGAGAACTTACTCAGTTACAGACTATTCTTCAGAACCAAATAGAAAGATTTGGTAATCATATATTTAAGAACGGAAGCATCGTTCTAGGCGGTCAGTTGTCAGTTGACACTAGAGCTAAGTATATCAACTTGGTGTCAACATACGCAAACACAGATGTTACCGCTGCTGTATTTAAATCAAATGCCGTTACATTCACATCAGGTAACTCTGCTGTTATTGCATATGTTTCAGCTACAGCCGAAGCTACAAACACTGCGCCGCCGGTTCTGATGGTAAAATACCTTTCAGGTAGAGAATTTCCAAACAATACAACCTTAATGTCAAATGTAGGATACTATGCCAACATTGCAACAACTGCACATACAGGTACAGGTTCTCTTGTAAGTCTAAACGACAGTATCTTCTTCATCAATGGTTATTTTGTTAAAGTGCCATCACAGACTATTGTGCTTGATAGGTTCGGTACAAGAGCCAATGCTAAAGTTGGTTTAGAATTTACAGAAGCAATTGTTGATGAAACAAGTGATACATCTCTATTAGATCCTGCTCAAGAAGCATCTAATTATCAAGCACCAGGTGCAACCAGATTGAAGATTAACTTTGATCTTGTTACACGCTCACTAGATAGCATTGATGATGAGAGGTTTGTTGAACTTCTCAGAATTGAAAATGGTGTTGTTAAGAAGATGATTAGATATCCAATCTATTCAGAACTTGGCGATACAATGGCCCGCAGAACGTTTGATGAGTCTGGTAACTATACTGTTCGTCGTTTTAGAGCCAATGTTAATGACCATCCTACAGACAATACAAAGTTCCAAATCACTCTTGATCCAGGTAAAGCTTATATTAAAGGTTATGAGTATGAAAGCATTGCTCAGATATCATTAGATGTTGATAGAGCAAGAGCCAATACTTCTGTCATCAATAGAGAAATGACAGTTAACTATGGCAACTATGTTTATGTTGACAATATGAAGGGTTATTTTGATACTGCATCGATGCAGAATGTTGAATTCTATAATAGCAAGACATCTGCTATTGGTGTTAATACAAAGATTGGTACTGGTAGATTTAGAACAATCAACTATTACTCAGCATCTAATACACAAAACTTAGCTACAGCAACATATACTATTAGTTTGTTTGATACAGCATTTACTGGTGCAAACTCACTAGCATATGCAAATTCTATTTCTACCACAACAGGTAACACTGATATAAGTCTTCTCAGCAAAGACAATGGTCTAGCAAATGGACTTACAGTTATTAGTGATTCGACATTCAATAATTTGGTCTATACCATTGGTAATGAGTTTATTGTTCCATCAACAATTCAAAACCAAGACTATTCATATCTAAAGCAAGCTGATATAACATTCTCAGGTGGTTCAGCAACAATTACCTCAGCTACAGGTGAAACATTCGTTGGTGTAACTGACGGTACTGGCAGATCAGCATCTACATTATCAAGCTTTATGGTGTTCAGAACAAATGGCACTCGCGTAGACTTAACAAGTGTTACTGTAGCAGAACCAACAGCAACTCTAACCTCTACAACATTTACAACAGGCACTGCAAAGGTATTCTATAAGGTGTATCTAAACTCAGGTTCATCTATTGCAGCAAAGACGAAGACGCTTGTTACTGCTAACACTACACACTTCTCTACCCATGCTGCAAACAATACCTTTACAGCTAATGGAACAACAACTAGTCTTTATGGTGGTAGTGGCCAAGTATCGATTACAGCTCCTTCTTTGGTTCCTGGAACAAAGATGAGTTTGTTCTACACAGATGTTAATCAAGTTACAAAAATCTATGACTTAAATGGCGCAGCAATTCCATCAGCAGGTGCAAGCCTTTCTTCATATTCTGATGTTACAAGCAAGTATGTTTTTGATAATGGACAAAAAGATTCTCATTATGATCACTCAACTATATCTCTTGCTCCTAGAACCGGCACGCCAAAAGGACCTCTAATCGTATGTTTTAATTGGTTCCAACACTCAGGTTCAGGCGGATATTTCTCAGTTGACTCTTATTCTAATATTGATTATGGTATAATACCTTCATATACTTCTTCATCAGGCAGTATTTACAGTTTAAGAGATTCAATTGATTTTAGACCTAAGAGAGCTAATGAGTCAAATACAAATATTAACTATACAATCAGTGGTAATAGAATTCCAGTAACAGGAACTCCATTTACTTTTGACTATAATTACTTTTTGGCCAGAAGAGCATTTGTTCTTATCACAAAACAGGGTGATATTCCTTTCAAGATTCTAGATGGTGAACCATCACAGTATCCTATTGAACCTAGACCAGATCAAGATTCAATGATACTATACAAGATGTTCATTGAACCATATACAGCTTCAACAAACAACGTCTATATGGAATTTGTTGAAAACAAGCGTTATACTATGAGAGATATTGGTAAGCTTGAGACACGCATTGAAAACTTAGAATATTATCAGACACTCTCTATTCTAGAAAAGTCAACAACAGATATGTCAATTGTTGATGTAAACGGTCTAGAAAGAACTAAGTATGGTATTATTGCAGACAACTTTATTACTCACGGATATGGTGAAGTATTAAATCCAGATTACTTCATCGCTGTAGATAGAGTTTATGGTAGCGCAACACCGCCTCAAGAAACAGTGTTTATGCCTTTGTATACACAGTCTAACAATTCTATAAAAGTAAGTGGATCAACAATAACTCTAAGCTATACTGAAGAGAATTTTATCACACAAAATCTAGCCACTAAGTGGGTTCCAGTACAGCCTTACATGCTTGCTCAATGGGTTGGTCAAGTTGACTTGTCACCTGAATCTGATATTTGGGTTGAAACAAATCAGGCTCCTGATATTATAATAAACTTGGGTGAAAATGATGCTTTAATTGTAGCGGATGCAATAAATCCAACTACAAGACAGGCACAGTTAAGGGCCAATTCACCATTGATAACAGAATCATTTGCACACTCAACTCTTTTTGGTTCTAAGAACTAATAAATATGTTTGCATATAAAAAGGATAAAAGATAATGCCATCTAGAAGTAATCCTGGTAATAGTTATAGAAGTGACGCAACCTATCAGAGCCCAGGTAAATCTTATGAGAGTCAAGGTGATAGACCAACTTCTGCTCCTAAGAAAAATACTGGTAGTAATAAGGTGGTACTTCCTAAAACTCCACCCACTGACTCATTACCACCGGCTAATCCAAAAATCATCGTGACCACAGACTCGGCCACATTTGATAATGGCGTGCAGGACGTAAGTATTATCCCTTATATGCGCTCACAACAGATTCGTTTTACAGCCTCAGGTTTAAGACCAGAAAGACGAGTTTGGTTCTTCTTTGATGATGTTGATGTTACAGATTATATTATTCCTTCAAATGAAATCCGTTTGAATGAAAACGATAACGTTTCATCGTTCAATGATGGGTTCTCGGATGCGGATGAAATTATTGTCAGTTCAAATACACAAAATAAAAGTTTTATTCACTCAAACAAAAGACGTTTTGATTTAGAAAATGCAAATACTGCCTTACAAGATAAAGGCAGAGATGTGCCACGTAAGAGAATTATCAGCGTTTCAAACGTATCTGGTACTATTTCTATTTCATCAACAATTCAAGGTTCTGTTACAGGAAATGTTGGCACGGTTAATTCCGTTGTGGCTATCGGTGACCATAATCTTGATAAGTTCTTTGATAACTCAAATGCAACGTTTGTTACTCTTCCTCGTTTTGCTAGTACAATGGCCAATAACTATTGGGGCACTGGTGGTTCTAATACTATCGTTTTAGTTCCTAAAAATAAAAAGGGCGGTAGAGCGATCAGAGGATATGTCACAGGTTGGGACAACGTATCAAGAAGACTGACATTAGCCAATACTATCGGCAATCTTATTACTGAATTTGGGTATACATCTGCATTTCC